CTTGTGATGGTGATGTGCTTGGAGTATTACCAGCACCTCCTACACTACCTGGACCCCTTGAACTTCCTCCACCAGAACCACCACTTCCACCTGGATAAGGATTTCCATTTCCATTTCCACCACCTCCACCACCAGTTGATGTTATAGTTGTTAATCCTGAACCTGAAATTGAACTATTAGAACCACCATTACCACCTGTTGCTTGTGGAGCTGATGCACCACCATCTCCTACTGTTACTGTAATTACTGTTCCAGGTGTTACTGTTTGTGTAGATGTTCTATAACCACCAGCACCACCTCCGCCTCCTTGATCTCGTGAACCACCCGAACCTCCACCAGCTATTACTAAAAAATCTATTGAATAAGGTATTGGCTCTAAAGCATCTGTTCCTTCATTAATTCCTGATGTTGCTAACCAACCTTGTGTTGCATCTATATAAGTTAAAATTACTCCTTCTCTTTCACCTGCTAATCGTAAATTATTTGTGCCACCTTCTATTTTATTTCCGTTTGGATTTATTATACATACATTGGTATCAAATGTTCCTGCGTAATCTACTAATTGAACTTGAGCTCCTGCGGTAGGTGTTCCTGAAGGTAAAGTTACTGTACAAGCAGCTGAAGTTGTATTTATAAAGTATGCTCTACCTGCTACAACAGTTATAGTACTTGTTGTAACAACTGATTGCCATGCAAGGCCAGAGTCTGCAAAACTTAAACTACCTGATCCGTCTGTTTTTAAAAATTGTCCAGCGGAACCATCTGCATTTGGAAATTTAATTCCATCTAAATTTATTTTTCCTGATCCTTTTGGAGTAATTTTAAGATCAATATTAGTATCACTACCTGTTGCTGAAATTTCAGGGGCATTAGCTGTTGCAGCATTTGTAATTGTAAATTCGTTTACTGCACTTGCAGTTGTTGTAAATTTAATTTGTTCATTAACATTAGTATCATTAATTTGAGTAATAATTGGAGTAGTATTTCCTGTATCTACAATATTTGTTCCATCTGCAAATAGTATTTTTGTAGATTTATCTGCAGCTGCAAAAGTTACACCTGTTCCACCTGCTTGTTTAAATTCAACTGTAAAATCACCTACTGTGCCATTAGCTACAACGTATGTTTTTTCAATTGCTGTTGGAATAGTTACAACTTGATTTCCTGTAATTGTTCCTGTTAATTTTATAACTGCATTTCTTGCATTAGAAATAGCACCATTAGACATTGTAAGAGCCGTTGTTTGAGCTCCCCCAGCAATAGAAATTGCTTCGTATCCACCAATTGCTTGTTGTAATAGATATAAATTTGTATTTGTAATTTGACCCCATACACCAGCTTCTGTGCCAGTAGATATAATAGATAGTTTTAGGTCCGATGAATATATTACAGCCATTTAAATCCTTATTTTGTTCTTATTAAAATATTTATCAGTTTTTGTCAATTAATACAACCTCTATATTATGCAGCCACTTCTGTCCAATTTACAGATTGACCAGTATTTACACCTGTATAATTTATTGATTGACCAGGATCAACTGGAGCCCAAGCCGTTACATACAATTGTCCGGTTGCTCCTGTCAAGCTAAATCCAGTTACATTTATAGAAACATCTATTTTAGTAGATATTGAATTTAAAGCTAGTGTTAAACTTTGACCTGTTACATCAACAGGTGTGTTTAAATCTATAGATACAGAATTTAATGCTGTAGTTAATTGTTGACTTGTTATAACTGCCACAACAGCTATATCTATAGCTACATTTCCATTAAAACCTAAAGTTAATTGTTGACCAGTTAAATTGGCATCTGGACCTGGATCTACTTCACCAAGTGCTAATGTTAATGATTGACCTGTTAAAGAAGTACTTACATCTATTATTGGTGTGACTGAGTTTAAAGATGTAGTTAATTGTTGTCCTGTTAAAGTAAGATTTGCTGTTCCTGTAACAGTTACTGAATTTAAAGATGTACTTAATAATTGTCCTGTAACATTTGCAGTACTTATTATATCAATCGTTACATTTCCTTCAAATAACTCAAGACCAATATTTTCTCCCCAAGAACCACTTCCCCAACTACTTGACCCCCATGTTGTAGGTGTTCCAGGCGCTGTTACTTGTACAAATAAAGTTTCAAATGCACTGACACTATTTAAAGTTAAATTTGCTAAGTTAGTTGTAAGAGCTACACTTCCTGTAATTGAAAGAGAAACAGAATTTAAAGAAGATGTTAATTGTTGACTAGTTAAAGTAACTACATTGTCAATAGTAATAGAAACAGAATTTAAAGAGGATGTTAATGATTGACCTGTTACTAAAACATTAGCATCAGTTAATCCGCCAAAGGTTCCTGCACTCCAACTTAATTCACCCCAAGCTGAATTAGCCATGTAAGAAAACTCCTATTAAGAGATTCTGATAATAGCGGCTGAACTTGTAAATGCTGGAAATTGAATAGTAAATGTTCCTGAAGTAGCTGTTTTATCAGTCGTAAAGTTTAACACTGCAACTGCAGAATTACTAAACGATGTATTATATATCAAACAACCTCTAGCAGTTAATGTAACACTCTGAAAAGATAGATCAGCAAAGTCTGTAAAAGCAACTGTTGATACAAGAGATGTTCCAGAATTTACTAATGCTTTTCCACCTGTTGTGTAACCTGTTCCAGAAGAACTTACTTCACCACTTGTTGTATAAGAAGTTGTTGCTGCACCTAATGTTGCAGTCGATACATAAAGAGCTAATTTAAATCTATCTCCAGTTCCTGCTGGTGTTGTAAAATCTTGATCACCATCTAATAGTTGTTTTTTAAAACTATTTGGTAACGCTTGTGTAATAGCCATACTTGTTTCTCCTTATTGTGGTTTTCGAGCTATACGAGGTTCTCCGTCAAGAAACTCATCAGTTCGTCTTCTTCCCATTTGTTCTAATGAGAATCCTTCGATAGCTTGCTTATATCTATTTTCATAATATTGCAACATATCATTTGGACCCTTCAAAAATCCATACGCCTCAACTAGGCAAGCATATAATAAGCCATTGGGAAATTGTTGACTTAAATATGTATTTGCAGTTGTAGCCGATAATCCAGTTGGTTTCAATATATAATTTACTTGAATTGTATAAGCTTGATCTGGTGTTGGAGCTACAATTACCGTATCTTCATCCCAATTTGCATAATATTTAGGAATTCCTGTTGTATTACTTTGATTATATTCATTAATAAATGTCATATCTCTAACATCTAAAAAAGATATGGTTCCATCTGTATTAAATACTTGTGCAGATCTAATAACTAATAAATCTGCTGGTGTATTAAAATATTTTTGAGTTACAACAACTGAAGCTGTTGCATATTTTCTATTATTATCAGAATCTACGTCTCTTAATATTCTAAATTCAGCATCTTGAATAAATCCATCAATAATAGTTGCTGTTAATACATTAGAATCTACTTCTGTATAGTTTCTTATTTTAGTAACTAATTCTGTGTATGTCATATTAAGCCTGTAGTGTAACCGGTCCTGCAGAACATTGTGCTCCGCCACCAGCTATATTTCCTGTTGTCGCTGTACTTGTACTTAAAAAATAAAAATAATTTAAAGTATCACTTACAATACCAGATGAATCAATTTTTCCAACTGTAATTGTAAATCCATTAGCATTTGAAATATCTGTAACATTATCAAATGATGGAACATCATCAAAAGAATCTTCTCTAGTTGGTGTACCTACTATATTAACTTGAGGAGGCCCTCTAAATCTTACAATATTACCAGTAGATCTATCATGATCCTCTGAATAAACATTAATATAAGTAGAACCTGCATACTTAGTCGTTGAAAAGGGATTTAAAGTTAAAGCAATAATTACTGGTGGTTCTTGTCTATCAGGATGTGCATATCTTAAACCTTGTGGATCAGCTGTAGTTGGTTTTGGATCTAATTGAGGTTGTTTTGGTTCGTATTCTGAAACATGTACCCATGAACCATTCCATTCTTGGACCATTTCTTGATATGGAAATCTACAACCAGAACGGTCAGAGATCATATACGCAAATCTACCGCTAGAGTTTTTAGACATTTGGATAATAAGTTTTTGGAGTTATAAATGAACTTGAAGAAGATCCATCACCATCTAAGGCTCTTAATAATTCATCTTCATAAAATAATTTTAGTTCTTGTGTTCTTTGTGGAGCAAGTTTCAATGAAACATAATAAGCAAGTCCCGCGCACATGCAGGGAACAAATCTATATGGAACATCTGTTGCATTTGTATAAGCTCCAACATCTTGAATTCTTTTTGCATAGTAATATTGCATTACATTATTTACCTGTGATGCACCTGGAGTTAAATATAAAGTAATTGTAATTTTATCTATAAATCTTTGTACATAATATTGTGTCGGTTGACCTTGTGAATATTTAGATGATAATCCACTGTAAGCTGATCTATTAATTTTAGTAAGAGGAAAATCAACAACAGGACTTTGTTCTGTGTTTCTATAAACTGCTTCTAAAATATCATCGGGTCCATAAGTAATAGAATTATAATCATATACAGTTGCATTATCTGCATGAATTGCAGCAGTTGTGCTATTAGCACCTCTTCCACATCCTGTGATTTGATTATTACTTGTATTTGTACCTGTGTAAGTAATTTGTTCTGAATCTATTAATAAAGTTCCAGTTGTTGGAAACTGCCAAACTGAATCTAATGTAATTGTAGTTTGAGTCGCATCAATTGCACCATTTAAATAACTAAGTGTTCCGTCTGACGTTCCATCAGAAGTTGATCTATAAATAGTATAGGTACTTTGTCCTTGGATCATGGAGATAGTATTACTTGCCACTTCCCAATAATGAAGACCTCTGTTTGCCCATTCCTGGAACATTATATTTAGAGATCTTCTTGTAGATTCTAAATCTTGTCCAGTTCTTGGTGCAGATAAACCAATTCTTTCGTAAGCCTCTTCTATAATTTTATCTATATAAAAGGTCTTTTCAAAAGTTGTAGTTCCAGAAGTAGTGTTAGCCATTTAGCTTCTCCTACGCTGTTAATCCAGGTCCAGAATATTTATCTGTTAGTAATGTAACTGCAGTAATTTTAGTTAAAGTAGTTGTGAAAATTCCTTTTGGAAATAAAATTCCATCTTCAGGAAAACTAAAATTAATAACATCTCCGCTTGGTACATCAGCTATAAATAAAGTAGCTCCCGCAGAAGATGTTGTTCTTAATATTACACTTCCTGCTCCTGTTCCATCAGATGCAACAATAATACCTCTTAATCTAATTGGTCCTGCTACAATTGCAGTAGAAGTATTTGCTGTAAATCTAGTTGCTTGTACATCACCTTTAAAACTTCCCATATTTTTCTCCTTATAATTTAAGGAGCCCTTACGAGCTCCCTAAAAATTAATTATTATCCACCAACAACGTTAGTACCAGGAGCATTTAATTGCTTCCAAGTTGTTCCGTTTGAAAATGCATATCCAGATACATTAGATGCTGTAAGATTATTTACAAACACCATTGCAGCTTTATTTTCAGTTGCAAGTAATTTACTTCCTGCTTCTGCTCCAGATGCAATTGTAAGTGTAGTAACGTTAGTTACTGAAAAAGCTACACTTCCACCTTGTTCTGTATCATTTTCTTTTGTTGCTTGAGCGTTAGGATTTGGTCCACCGATTAATCCACCGATTGATACCACTGGTCCTGTGAAGGTTGTATTTGCCATAGTTATGTTCTCCTAGTTATTCCAATACCGTCTCTAGGCCGTCGACTATACGCGTCGATAGTGGAAAGTTAATGTATAGTGACTAAGATATAACTGAATTTATTAAATAGCGCAAGGGATACCTACATCGAAAATCTACTTTTCGGATATAGCTAGGTTTTTAGCCTGCTATAGAAAACTCAGGAGCAGCCATCTCTACTTTAATTTGTCTATAAGCTATTTCAGCTTCAGACGCTTTAATCTGGTTAATGATTCTTCGAATTTCTTCGTCAATCTTAACCATATCAAGAGTATAAATTCCCTCTTGAATGTAGTGTTGCTCCCAATCAAGTTCTAATGACCTTTTCTTCGTATAAAGGTTTTGAACTGACATCATCTACGATCTCCTCATAGGTTATCCAGCATTTATCTTTAGCAAAAGATCTCATGCTGTCTTTGAATATTACCCCATTTTGTCCTACTTTGTCAAGGATAGCTAGTTCTATACTTTCTGCACTATCTTCAGCTTCAATATCAAAATCAGCTTTGTAACCATACGCTCTAATTTTAACTTGAAACAATTTTGTCATAATTCATTCTTTCTAACATATTTAAGGGGCCCCATAAAG